GCCGGTGGTGCTTACCTCAAGGATGAGGCTAGTGCTGCTGTTGGCTCCGTTGTCATGGCCCTTGACTGGACCGTGGCACGTGGTGCTACTAATACCGTAGTTGTTGGCACTCTGCCAGCAAACGCACGGATCATCGAAATTGCTATCACCGTTCCGGTGGTATCAAATGCCGCGACTACGGCTACTGTGTCCGTTGGTTTGAGTGGTGGTTCTGCTACTGCTTTCACCGCAGCACAGGATGTCAAGACCGCAATTGGTAACTTCCGTCCCACAGCTACGGCTAACTGGGCAGTCTCTGCTACCAAGCAGGACATTACATGCACTTACACCGAAACCGGCACGGCTTCTACGGCTGGCACGATTTACGGTCGAGTGCTCTACACGGTTCTGTAAACCGCAATCCGGGTGAAAAGCCCGGTTCTATTTCTAACTCTTAACGCAGTGATTGCGCTGGGGAAACCATGTCTTATAACTTTGAAACTGCAATTACCGTGGTCGCCACGGGTAAGGCTCAAGCCTCTGGCGCTGCCTCCGCTGGCACTACTCTCCCTACAGATTCCGCTGGCAACATCCCTCGTTATGTCCGGGTGGCAGCGACACAACCTGCTTGCTTCCGCTTCGGTTATGGATCACTCCCGACCGCTGTAACCACTGACCTGCAGGTGCAGCCCGGTGATGCGGTGATTCTGACCACCAATGGCGCTTCTCACTTTGCGGTGATTCAAGTGTCAACGGGTGGCGTTGTCCAAGTCTCTCCGCTGGAGAATATGTAATGTTGCGCGATCAGTTCGGTGTTGAAACCGTGCTGCATCGGCATAACGATGGCGTTGGCACGATCACGTTTGAAACGCGTCAAGACGTTGCGCCTATCCTGGCAGACGCCAAAGCCCGTCACAACGAGGGGATGCACGGCACGAGCGAGATGAAACACGCTGCGCGGATTCCAGAGGCTGCAATCGATGCCTACTGCAATCAGCACAACATCACGTTTCAAGAATGGTGCAACGACAAGAAGCACATCCGGGCAATGCTGAATGACCCCATGCTGCGTGACTTCCGTATCTGGCCGGGACGTGTATGAAAAAGTATTTCGATTCGCTTATCAACACCAGCGGTGCGCCGGTAGTTGCTGCTTCTATCTCTGTCTATAACTTCGGCACTACCACGCTTGCAAGCCTGTTTGCTGACGCTGCGGGGGCTACCACGCTTGCCAACCCGCTGACATCTAGCTCAGCAGGTTATTTCGAGTTCTACGCTGCAGATGGCCGCTACACGCTGTCTATCTCTGTCGGTGGCTATCCGGTAACAACCATCTCAGATATTCTGCTTGACGATCCTACGAACGCGAGTGCAAACGTTGTTGTTGGAGGCTCGGTAGACAACTCTCCTATTGGGTCATCAACGCCTAGCTCTGGTGCATTCACAACTCTATCCGCTTCTTCTTCTGTAAGTGGAACCGGGTTCGTGAACTACATGGCTTCGCCTCCTGCAATTGGTGGCGCTGAGCCCAACACGGGCAAGTTCACCGACCTGATGACAACCAGCTTTGGCACAAATATTGTCAATAACTCAGGCACCACTTACACTGTTTTAGCAACTGATCACACGATTGTTCAAAAGACAGTAGCGGCTGTTTACACCCTTCCAAGCGCGGCCTCATTCACTGCGCGTAGGCTACACCTCGTTACGCAGTTTATGGGGGCGGTTACTTCCGCATCTGCAAATGTTGTCCCGATTACTGGTGGGTCCGCATCTACCCAGATACTTAGTTCAACCGATGGCGGGTACGCAGTATTGCAATCAGACGGTACAAACTGGGTAGTCATTGCGAAGAGCGAAAACAGCGGAGTTTTCAACGTCAAGGACTTTGGCGCTACCGGTGACGGCGCGGCCAATGACACCGCCGCAATTCAAGCCGCGATCACAGCGGCGAGTGTTTCCGGTGGCACTGTGTACCTACCCAACGGCACTTATCTGGTGTCAAGCACCTTAACGATCACCTCCAATAATGTGGAAATCGAGGGGCAATCGAAAGGAGGTGTGATCATTACCCGGTCTGGGGACTACGGGCACACATTCGACTTCCATGGGAATTCTGGCACGGGTGCTGCGTTGACTGATTGCAGCATCAAGTCGATGACGATTAAAAGCACAGGGCTGACAACCAGCGGTGCGCACATCAATTTCGTTGGTGTGACCCGCTCAAACATCAGCGACATCTATTTTTACAACGGGTTTGTCGGAATGCAGTTGAACGGCTCGACCGCTTGCACCGTCAGCGATATCTATCTTGTATTTGATAACTTGTACACGGGAAGCGCAACGGGTCGCAGGTACATGGAGTTCGGAAACGCTGGTGGATCGTATGCCCACCAGAGCAGCGGTGATATTTTTGTATCCAACTTCAATCTGCGCGGGACCACGACGACACAGTTCACCGAGTTCGGCATCAATATCCTGAGCGCCGATGGTATTTGGTTCAACAATGGGCATGTTGGCAACGCATCGTCGGTGAATCTCCATATTTCTGGCGGCACTACGGAAATACTGAACCTGGTTTACTTCGACACGGTGATGTTCGATGAGGGGGCGCTGTATTCCTTGTTGATTGAAGGCTCGCTCAGTACCGATTTCCGCGACATCAAGTTTGATAACTGCAATTTCAAGTCAGGTGGCGCACCAGCGTATTGTGATTACGGGATCGTTGTTGCTCCGGCTTGTACGGTCCAACACTTGTTGTTTAGCAATTGCACGGTATCGGAGTTCGGAATTGGTGGTGTCGTCCTGCAAAGCATTGCATCCCGCTTGGTAAAGTTTGAGGGTTGCCACGTCTTCGGAAACGGACGAGATTCGTCTGGAACACAACCAGGGTACAACGTATCTTCCGGCGTACAAGACCTGGAGATCAGCGGTGGTCTGAGTGGGCGCTTATACAACGGCACTGGTACCGGAACTCAGTCGTACGGCATCCAGTTCGGAGGTTCGCACACCAACGTGCGGGTAGTGGGTGTTGACTTGACCGGTAACGTTACGAAGTCGCTCATTGGTGCGGAAACTGTTTACGTGAGCGACTGCCTGCTACAAGACAGCACGACAGTTGCCAGCGCCAGCACTGTGACTTTACCTAATTCTGGTTCAGTGTTCCACATCAGCGGGACGACAACGATTGACAACATCCAGGTTACCACCCCTGGACGAAACGTGATCTTGATCTTTGATGGCGTCCTGACCGTAACGGATGCAGGGAACAAGAAGTTGGTCGGCGCAATGACAACGGCAGCATGGTCAACCCTGTCATTGGTGTACGACGGCACCTGGTGGGTTGAAACATCGAGGTCAGCGACATGATGGAAACAACGGGGCGAGCGGCGTCCGTTACAAGGTGACCACCACCATGACTACCCACGACCGAAGCGCAGGCCGGTACACGCCAGATGCCAGCAACCAAAGAGGAGGCACTTGCATTGCTTCCCGCAATGGTTTGGCCTGCTTGATTTGACAACAACCGGTACGCAATATGACCATTGTTATTTCACAACTTCCGCAGTCGAATGCGATACCGACATACAGCGATTTATGCACAAAAGTCGCTGATTGGATGCATAGGACTGATCTGCTGTCACTAATGCCAACGTTTGTGGCAATGGCAGAAGAAAACATGAGCGCAGACATTACATCGCTCTCTATGGACGCCAAAACAACATTAACAACGGTTCCCAGTGTCCGCACGATTGCACTACCTGGCGACATGGTTGAAATGCGCCGCTTGCAAGTTGTAGATAGCTACAACACTGTTTTGAAGTATGTCAGTCCAGACCAGATTGGTGTTGACTATGACCGCAATTTGCAAGCGCGTCCTGTTGAGTTCACCGTCATTGGCGGAAACATTGAGTTAGCACCTATCCCAGATAGCGCTTATTCAATAGAACTTACTTACAAGCAGCGCGTTCCTGCTCTATCAAGCACCAATCCATCTAATTGGGTCTTGGCTAACTGGCCGAGTATTTATCTGTTCGGAACAATGATCCAAGCATGCAATTACGCGATGGATTTTGAACGGCAAGCAGTTGCCCAAAAGATGTACGAAGAAGCCGTAACCAACGTCAACGCTGTTGATTGGTACAGCGGCTCAACTATGCGCGTGAGGGCCAAATGAGCGTAGAAGCTGCAACAAACATCAGTGAGTTGGATAGCGATATTCCGACTTCTTCTGACTACAAATCTGAGGGTGATGACCATATTCGATTGGTCAAATACACCATTAAGAAGACGTTCAATGGCATCACAGGTATCAGCACCTCTGCAACTAACAACAGCGATGCAAAGGTAGCGACCACATCGATGGTGCAAGCCGCTATTTTGAACTCTAGTGGCATTACAGCGGTTCTCCCTGCCAAAGGTGGCAACGGTGGTAAATCGCTTGTTACAGACGGTTCTGCTACGTCCTGGAGTGCTTTGGCTAGCAAGCCTTGGACTACGGTGAACGCATCAACCCAAGCAATGACTGCTGGCGTGCCTTACTTAGTGACTTATGCCGGTGTGTGTACCTTGACAGCACCGGCATCGCCTGCTGCTAATGACATTCTTGCTATCAAGATTGCAAACGGGCGCACTGACGCAGTTCTATACCTCAACGGCAAGACCTTTGAGGACGATTCGATTGGCACTCTCATCTTGGATAACAAGCGTACTTGCCTTTACATCCAATATCTAAATTCATCGTGGAGGCTTGTCTAAATGGCTGGAAATCTAAGCACCTATGCCGGTGGTGGCAATCGGTGGATTACAAACCCTAAGCACTTGTCTGTAATGGCTTTGCCACAAGCGAATTTGCTACTGAAAACAGGGCAAACAGCAACTGCGGCGTCGAATGCATCTGGTTTCTTTACTGCGCTGGCCTTGCGTGGCGCAACAGCTTCAATATCAGTTGCTGATACCTACGTGACTGTTGCAAACCTTAGCGGGTCTGGTTTCCTGTTCTCCGCTGTGTCTCCAACTCACACAGCTAGCTTTACGCCGACTATCCGCATTACTGTAGACGGTACTCAATACGTCATTGCTCCATCTGCTGCTCAAGCCGCTGGCTATCGGCTGACATTAGGCTCTTTGTCTCAGTTTCTATCTGTTGCCTTGACTGCTACCGCTGCTGTAGCAGGTGATATTCCATTGCCAAACTCTGCTGCTGACGTTGGTTTTACTAATGCTCTGGTTGGTGGCGTTGCCGCTCCTACTGCTGGAACTTTGAGTGTTGCATTGCCTACGCCAGAGGCGGCGCTAAGTTATGGCTTGCCTGCACTGCGCTTTGAATCCAGTTTGCTCATTGAAATGAAAGCAAGTTTGTTGTCTGGCACTGCCAACGACAAGAGTTGTGGTGCTGTTTATCGACTGGATTTGTGATGGAACCAATTGACCCACGAGATTTCGGCAAGATGGAATCACAAGTCGGACAGCTTGTTAAAGACATGGACGAAATGAAAGCCAACGTGCAGGCTATGCGTAATCTGATGGAGCAATCCAAGGGTGGCTGGCGTGTCCTTGTGTTCTTAGGTGGTATTGCCGGAACAGTTGGCGGGATTATTGGCTGGTTTATCAGCCATACAAAGGTTGTCTAATGCTTGCTCGTATTGATAACTGTGGCGTAGGTGTAGCTGCTGACCTGTCACCAGAGGAACTTGGTAACGGGGTTTGGTCGTCTGCGCTTAACGTCCGGTTTAACAATGGCTATGCAGAGCGTTTCAAGGGAACAACGCAGGTATTTACTACGCCTGCTGTTACGCCTTATTTCCTGACTCCATACACCACAGCGACCAAGCGCTATTGGGTTCACGCTGGTTTGACTGCTGTCTATGTTGACGACGGAACGACAAGAACAAACATCACAGGAACCGCTCCTACTGGAGCTATTGATGACCGCTGGACAGGTGGTTCCTTGAATGGCGTATTGGTGCTGAACAACGGTGTAGACAAACCTATGTCGTGGGCGGGAACGTCCACGCTTGCGACTTTGGGCGGTTGGGATACGAACTGGCGTGCAGATGTTTTGCGCCCGTTTAAAGGCTATCTAGTGGCCTTGGGGGTTACTAAATCAGGAACCAAGTACCCTCACATGGTTAAGTGGTGTACCAAGCTAGAACCGGGGACTATCTCCGCTGCTGGTGATTGGGACGAAACAAACCCCGCTAAAGATGCTGGCGAGGTTGACCTAGCCGAAACGCCTGATTTGATTGTGGATTGTCTCCCAATGGGTGACGCCAATATCATCTACAAAGAGCGTTCGATGTACTCAATGGTTGAGACTGGTCAACCGTACATCTTCCGGTTTGCTCGGCTTCCTGGTGAATCTGGAATGCTTGCGCGTGGGTGCGCTGTGCAAACACCACTAGGTCATGTGGTTTTGTCTGCTGGTGATGTAGTGCTTAACACTGGTCAAGGCGTGGCTAGTATCGCTAATGGTCTTGTTCGCAAGTACATTTTCAACAACATCAGCAGCACTAACTACAAGCGTTCTTTTGTAACGGCTAACCCGCAAAAGAATGAGGTTTGGATTTGCTTCCCGTATGGTGACTCGTCCTCTTGTAACCGCGCATGCGTATGGAATTGGGTTGATAAGACTTGGGCCATTCGTGAGTTGCAGAGCGTAACCTACGGTGCTTTTGGTCAAATCAATTACGCTGCCTCTGGTGATACATGGGGAAGCGACACGGGAACATGGGATAGCGATGAGACAACGTGGAACGAAAACGAGTACTCACCAGCAGAAGCCCGTTTGTTGATGTGCCACAGTTCCCCGATGTTGTCTCTTGTGGACACAGGAACTAGCGACTTTGGTTCTCTCATCTCCGCGAACGCAACCCGTACAGGCATGCACTTTGGCGACCCTGAGAGCGTCAAGACCGTTACCGCTATTCGCCCAAAGATTAACAGCACTTACGGTTCAAACATCACCGTTCAAGTCGGCGCATCAATGTATCCAGACGCTGCACCTGTTTGGCAGGCTCCACAGACGTTCACCATTGGGCAGTCAATCAAGGTTGATACCTTTGCAACCGGGCGGTTTATCGCGGTTCGGTTTTCAAACGCTGGATATGCCAATTGGCGCATGAAGTCGTTTGACATTGACTATACAAAGGTCGGGGCTTACTAATGCGCTACATCCCCGGAAACGTGAACCCCGCAGATATGGCTACCTTTCTGCGGCAAGAGTTGGACAAGATCGCGCAAGCGATTGAATCTCAGAGCGAATCCCTATCCCTCAAGACGCTGCACGCTGCGCCTACAAAGTACAGGGACGGGACGATTGTTAAGGCGGATGGCACGACCTGGAACCCTGGCAGCGGGGCCGGGGTGTATTGCTACTACGGAGGGGCGTGGAGGTATCTAGGCTGATTTGGCTTTGTCATTACTGCCTCTTCAACACTCCATCCCCTTTTTAACCTTGTGTAAATGTGTTGAGATGTAAGCCCATTATCTTTTGCCCATTCGGACATGATTTTGGAAACGCCATTTACAGTTAAAACGCGGTTTGATCTTAAATTTTTAGATTGATCGTTTCTAGGTATCCACTTGCAGTTCTCTGGAGAGTAATCTCCATTTACGTCAATTCGTTCAATTGAATAACCAGAAGGGCACAAGCCCATGTCTGCGATGAAGTTTTCAAATGAATTAAACCAACGTTCGCAAACCTTTATGCCGCGACCTCCATAAAACGGGTATTCCTTAACGTTGGGGTTGTTGCAGCGTGACTTCATACTGTGCCACACATTGAATTCTTTTGTCTTAGACATTCCATGTGTTGTAGAGGCTTTTCTTGCGTTTTCTCTGCCAATGCAACCGCAAGATTTTGTACCGCCAGATCGCAAGTGCCTACCGTCCGACTCAAATGTTTTGCCACAGTCGCACAAGCACAAGAATCTTGGCTGCAATCTATTAACTCGCGTTGTTTCTGACAGTACTAACGCAGAGTTGAATTTCAAACCGATCATTTTTTTCATGGTTTGATTATATAACGAAACAACTGTACATGGCGCTTTCTAGGCTAGGATAAATCATGCCCATTTCAATTGGTGGACAAACTTACACCGACCAGCAGATTAAAGACTTCTACGCTGGTGGCGGCAATGAACGTCAGTTCTTGCAACAAAACGGCATCACAGACCCTTGGCAAGCACGTGATTTGACTCTGCAAGCCCGTCAAGCAGCAGGCTATACGCCTACTCTGCAAGACAACTTCAAGCAGTACCAGCAAGCAAATCCCACAGGTGCGTTTGCCAACAACTATGGCGGTTGGGTTAATGACATGAAAAACGGCTCTCCTGCCGCTTTCAATGCCATGCAATCCGGTACTTACACTGGTGCGCCTACCGCTGCTACAGACTTCGCTCCAGGTGGTATCCACTACGGAAAGCAATTTGGATTCAACCAATCCGGTCAAGGCCAACTAGGTATTGGCGACGGTTGGGGTTCTTCTGATGGCAACATGTACGCTGGTGGTACTCCAAACTTCAACGAAAGTTCTGGTGGTGTTGTAGGTCAGACCCCTCCGCCTGCTCCAGGTGGTTCTTCGTCAAGCTATTACAGTTCTAGCGGTGGTCTTAATCCGTACCTAGACCCCATGGCTCAGTCCATCACTAACCAGATGAATGCAAACTGGACGCGCAACTTGTTGCCTTCTATTCGCTCTGGTGCAAGTGCTGCCGGTGGCTTTGGTGGTTCACGGCAAGGCGTTGTAGAGGCTAACGGTCTGCGCGACTTGAATCAGACCTTGGGTAACTCTCTGGCTAACCTGTACGGCACCGGCTGGCAGAACGCACAGCAAAACGCGCTTCAAAAGCAATCGCTTGATAACAGCTACGACTTGGGTATTAGGAACAACAACCTGGGCTTTGCGAACCTCGATTCGAACAATGCACAGTTCGGTGCCAATCTGAATCTGAACACGCTAAACGCCATGAACAACTGGGCGCAGAACGGCGTCAACGCAGCAAACCAGATGTACCAGATGCCGCTGTACTACCAGAATATGTTCAACAACATGCAAAACAACATCAGCGGGCAGGGGGGGTCTACCTCTCAGACCAATCAAGGCAATCCCGGTCTTGGCTTCCTGGGTGGATGGCAACTAGCTAACGGGTGGGGCAAATAATGGACTATCAAACCTATCTGAAGATGGTACAGCCGTGGATGCTCAATAACGGCGTGTTCAGAGGTCCGGCCGATGGCGTGAACTATATGGCCGAGGGCATGACGCCACAAGAGTTCTACGACTACCAGGTGAAGCGGTATGAGGCTGCAAAAGCGAACGCGGATTCGAGCGAGTACAGTTTCGGTAAAGGTGCTACTACGCCATCACTAGATGCAGAGCTAGACCCTAGCTGGCGTGCGGGTGCGGTGAACACTGCCCACGGCGCACTCGGTAATTGGGGCGTGCCTCTGGCTATGCTTACAGCCGCCTTTGGTGGCGGTGCTTTGCTCGGGGGAAGTGGAGCCGCTGCAGGTACTGCCGCTGCTGGTGAAGGTGCAACCGCTGGTTTGGGGACTGTTGGCGGTGGAATTGGTACTGCTAGCGAGTTTGCCCCTATGTCGATTGGGCAAATGTCAGCGCCTCTATCGTCAACGGAGCTTGCATCTCTTAGTGCGCCATCAACCGGTGCGGCTGGCGCTACCGGTCTGCTAGCAGACGGTAACCAATCCGCCGCAGAAGTCGCACGGCTCAGTGGCATGAACGCAGGCGATCCATCGCGCATGTTGTCTATGGGAACTGCCCCAGGCGTTAATACGGCTGATGTTGGTCTATGGGACAAGGCTACAGGCTTTATCAAAGACAACCCAACGCTGGCAAAGCTGGCTATGGGCGCACTAGGCGCTGCAGCCAGTGGCGACACGAAAACAAGCCAATCTAAAGACCCTTGGGGACCGGCCCAGCCTTATCTGCTGCAAAACCTTGCACAGAATCAGGCCATGAGCGACTACTACAACAAAAACCCGTTCAGCCAGGAACAGAAGAACGCCTACCAAGGCTTGCTAAACACCGTCGCACTTTCGCAGGCTGGTGGGCAGGGTCTACTGAGTAACGCTGCCAACTTCATGAACTCTCGCCGGGGCGTCATGCCTGCAATGACTGCAACACCTCAGAACGTGACCGCTCCCGCAATTGACTGGAGCCAGTACGCCAACATCGGGAGGAAGTAATGGGATTACTCGATTTTGATAGCCCTGACACCCGGCTAGGACTTGGACTGCTGGCGGCAGCGTCGGCACGTTCCGATGGTGCGGGGTTCGGTCAACGGCTGGCCGAAGCTGTGGGGTCTGTGGATCAATGGAAGCAGCAGCAGCAGATGCAAAAGGTACGCGAAATGCAAATTCAGTACCAACAGGCACTGATGGCCGATCACCAGCAAAAGCTGATTGCAGAACAACGTGCAAACGAGATTGCAGCACGAAAGCAGGCAGCGTTACCTACCATTTTCAGCGCTGGCAGTGCGGGCGCTCCAGCGATCAACATCGATGCAGCATTGCCTCCAGAAATGCGTACAGGCGTGGGTGTTCAACCAGCCATCGCGCCACGTTCATCGGGTGTTGATGTTCAGCGTGCGCTCATGGCCGGATACAGCCCCAAGGAGATCGAGGAACTTGACAAGCTGCGCAATGTCGGATTGGATAAAGTGGCAAGGACCGTGCAAGGTCAGGACGAAACAGGTAAACCCGTAACGTTCCAGATGGATGATTTCGGGCGCAAGATCGGAATGCCTGTTGCTGAGTGGAAAGCCCCCGTACTTGTCAATCAAGGCAATAAAGAGACATTTGTTGACCCTGTAAGCCTAACTGCGCGTGGCAGTTTGCAAAAGTTCCAAAGCCCTGATAGTGCTGCTTCTAATTGGGTGACGATGCGCGGTCAAGATTTGGTCGATGCACGTAAGCGTGAAGAATTGCAAGGAGCAGAAACTGCATTTAGTCCAGAGGCAATTGCTAACGCTGCTGCACGATACAACATTGATGGAACTTTGCCTCCAATGGGCATGGGCAAAACTGGCTCCATGGGGCGCTCTGCAATCCTGAACAAAGCAGCAGAACTTGCGCGTGGTGTTAGTGGAGAAGATCAGCGAGTTGCACAAATTGACAACAAGGCAGCATCTGGCGCTTTGACTAAGTTGGTTGCACAGCAAACGATGATTTCTGCATTTGAAAAGAATGCAGTCAAGAACGCTGACATGGCGCTCGAATTGTCAGCAAAGGTTGACAGGACGGGTGTTCCTATTCTTAACACTTGGATTCAGGCTGGTCAAAAGTCTGTCACTGGCAACCCTGAAGTTGCTCAATTCCATGCAGCAACAGAAACATTTGTTAATGAGTACGCAAAGATTATGAGTGGCAGTATGGGTAATACCGCAGTAAGCGATAGCGCACGCGCTCATGCTCATAGCTTGCTGTCTACTGCACAGACCCCTCAAACTTATGCCGCTGTTGTGAGTACGTTGAAACAGGAAATGAGTAACCGTATGGCGGGACTTGAAGAAGAAAAGCAATTGCTTCGTAGTTCTATGAAGCCGCGCACTTCAACAAGCGAATCTACGCCTGCTCCTGTAAAAGTTCGTCGATTCAATCTAGATGGTACTGAGATTAAGGACTAACAATGATTATTGATGTTGTTGGCAATCAAATTGAAGTGCCTGATAACGCAACTGATGCAGACATTGCGCGAATCATTAAGAAGAATGCATTAAACATTCGTCCTGTTGTTGCTCCTGTAAAAGAGCGTTCATGGTCTGATGTTCCTGTTGATGCAATAAAGAATGCTCCTGGCAGTGCTATGAACTTGCTTGGCGGCATTGCTCATGCCGTGATGCATCCGATTGACACGGTTGCTGGCGCTACAGATATTGCTGCCGGTGGATTGCGTAAGATTCTGCCTGATTCGGTTGTTAAGGCTCTTGATTCTCTTAACACGCCTAGTATGCAGGCTGATGCAGAAAAAGCTGATAGGGTTGCTAGTGCTGTTGGGCAGTTCTACAAAAACCGCTATGGCGGCATGGATAAGGTGCGTGACACATTGGCAACTGACCCGATTGGTGCTGCTGCTGATGCAACCATGCTATTCCAAGGTGGTGCAGGATTGGCTAGGCAGGCTGCAAAGATTCCTGCGCTTGCTGATAAGGCCGGTGTGGTTGCTAACGTGCTTGATGCTGTTGGTAGTGCTGTTAACCCGATAACTCCGGTTGTAAACCTTGGGCGTGCTGGTTATGGTCGTGCTGCTCAGTACGTAAAGACAAATCCTGGCAATCTATTGGCTGATGCGATTGGAGCAACACCAGAGGAAGCAAAAGCAATTGCTGCTGCTGCCATTGCCGCGCCTCAGTCAATTGTGCAAGGCTCTGACCTTACTCTTGCTCAAGCATTGGCCCATCAGGGTGTGCAAAACCCTAATGTTGCTTTGCTTGAAAAGATTGCTGCTGGTGGCCCAGGTGGAAATAAATTGTTGCAGCGGTATTCAGACCAAGCAGCAGCACGCCTTGAGGCTTTGAAGGCTAACGGGGCAGAGACTTACATGGGTGCGCCTGCTGATCTGTCCAACAATGTTGGTAATAAGGTAGGTTCTATTCTTCGCACTCAAGCCGCTGATGACGCAAAAGCCGCGCGTGCTGCATGGGAAGCGGTTCACGGTAAGGCACTTGTTGACGGTGTTACGCTGAATCTTCCTCTTGAGGATATGCGTGCTGCAATGGCTCCGTTGGGTCGTGGCACTGTTGGCGCAGGTTCTACTGCAAAAGGCTTACTAAGTGAGGCAGAGAATATTGGCACGATGGAACTGCCTGCTGTTGCTCCTTTGAAGCAAGGCAAGGTGGTTAATTCTCAGTCACTTGAACAGGCAGTGCGTTCCTATGGTGGTCTTAGCGGTGATGCTGGCGAAATTCGTGATTTGGGAATTAAACAATCTGGAACCACTGGGCTTGTAAACAACAAATCTGGTAAGCCTGTTGACTTGGTTGCAGAAGAAATGCACCGTCGCGGGTTCTTGCCTGATTCAGACCCTGCTACGCTGCTTGATGCTTTGCGTAATGGTGGTGGACGCAAGATTTACGCTAATGATGCAGTTGACAATAACGCATTGCAGCGTCAACTTGAGGCGTCTATGGGTGATGCTCCTGCCGCTGAACGTATTGCAGTTCCTGTGCCTTTTGATGAGTTTCAGCGTTTACGCAGGTCTGCTGGCGAACTCGGTGCAAAGGTTGCTGAAAAAGGTAGTCCAACTGAGGCCGCTGTGCTTAACAAGTTTCAAGGCTTGTTAACAGAAACCGCTGATAAGGCGGCATCTGCTGATGGCGGTTTGCTTGGCTCTAATATGTCTCCTGAGTTTTTGCAGCAGTACAACGCTGCGCGTGAACTTACAAAGCGCAATGCTGAGATGTATAAAAGTGGCAACAACATTAGCCAAATTTTGCGTAAGCCTGCCGGTCAAAATTACACATTGGCTGGTGATGAGATTACTAGTAAGTTGTGGCATGGTGGGCAAGGTCTTGTAGGTGACATTCAGAACCTAAAGAACACACTAACCCAAAACAACTATGAGCATTCTCTTGATGCGCTTCGTAAGTATGTTATGACTGATGCCGCCAGCAAAACGACTGCATCTGGTAATTTGGGTGCTGCTTTGCCTAAATATGTAGAAGGCCGGTTGCCTGGATTGCAGGAATTGCTGCTTCCAGACCAACTAAACTCTATTACAAGTGTTGCCAAGGATATTAGAAACGCAGAAATGGCTGCAAATACTGGCGTTCGCGGCTCTGATACTCAAGCCAAGATAACTCGCGCTCTTGACGCTGGATTGCTTGATTCTCCAATGGCAAAAAGCATTGCCAAAGTGACAAGCATGAAAGGTATTGGCGGCGAAACAGTGCGTAGTAAGTTGGCGCAGATGGTAATTGAGAATAAGGGCAAGGTGGTTGCTGACTTGCTGGCAGACCCGAAAGCTGCTGCTGCTGCTCTAAAAGATGCTGACTTTGTTAGTCAGCTTGATAAGCCTACTCTAAAACGATTGTCTGTGACTGCAAGGCTTGCTCCTTTGGCAGCAGATGAAATAACGCAATCTCAGCGTTAACAATTCAGCAGCATCATCTATAGCCCCCACGCGGGGCTTTTTCAATTGTGAAATTAAAACAACGCAATCAGGGATTGCTCGAACGATTCGTGCACATCCTAAAGGCAGACACCGAGCCTACAAAAGCATCAACCGTCATGGTCTGCCTGCTTGCGGCTGTAGGGCTGTACCTGCGCTCCAAATCAGACCGGAGCGGCGACGTTGCCTTACTGCTTGGGATGATGCCCTGGTACTGCTGGAGCGGGTCGCTAGCTCTGCTTGCAGTGTCGCGCATCGTAGGTCTGTTCTTTTGGGAGGGCTTGCTGATAACAAAGCTACTAACTCCCGCGCTTGGAATTGTCGTATGGGGGTTCTTCCTGGCCGCTGCATGGGTTGCGCCTGGGTTCGGCTTGTCGATTCTGTTTTTGATCCCCGCTCTACAGGAAGCGTGGATTCTCGGTCGTGTTTTCCGTGATGAAGGGATGATTTGATGCCGAACGACTTTAAGGAAGCCGCTGGCTACGTCATTGCTTCTCTGTTTGCGGTGGCCACTGGGCTACCAAAGCTCTTGAACTATATCAAGGGTGAAGGGCTGAATGGATCTGTTCTTGACCGGCTGAAGGCGATGGAAGACCACGCCGCTGAACAAGACAAGAAGATTCACAGATTCGCAGTGCGGACGACAAAGCTATGTGTCGCATTGATCCGTCTAGAGAGTCTGCTAATCGAAAACAAGATCCCAATCCCAGACGACTTGCGCAGCGACATTGCAGATATCAAGCGCGATGCAGAGGGCGACGAATCGGAGGTTTCGAAATGAAGATCGAAGTCGTGCGCCATACATGCACCCCGCGTAGCACTATCGGCTCGATGTACCTTGATGGCCGGTTTGAGTGCTACACCTTGGAAGACGTTGTACGTCAAGGCGAGAAAGTGCCTGGGCAGACTGCAATACCGGAAGGCATCTATACGGTGCAAATCACTTTCAGCCAACGCTTCAAGCGCGATCTTCCGCTACTACTGAATGTGCCGAACTTCGAGGGTGTGCGAATTCATAGTGGCAATCGGGCAGAGGACACCGAAGGCTGCGTTCTCGTTGGGGGCGCTGTACTCCCGGACGAGGTTCGCGGCAGCCGCGCTGCGTTTGATGGCCTGTACGCAAAGCTACTGGCCGCATGGTTCCGCAAAGAACCCATGGAAATCACAGTGAGGCACGAATGAACTTCTTGAACTGGCTCCATACGGTTGACCCTTCTACCGCTGCCCTGGTGGTGGCGACGGTTCTTGTCGTCATTGTGGTGGCACAGTGGCATCGCTCAGACGACAACTTCAAGTTGCAGCAGATGCTGGTGGACAACGTGTCGGGCCGGGTGTCAATCGAAAAAG